CAAGTTCTGATGCCATCGGAGGATTACGAGTACTATTACGAGAAGCCGAAACTAAGGACTGATTTCGTCTCGGTCTATTACGACAGCGCGCACCAGATGCTGATCAGCGAGCGGCCGAGCCACGAATTCCGGTACATCGTCGGGCGCTGGCAGAACATCCGCGGCAGCCCCTACGCGGTGTCTCCGGCCGCGATTGCGGCGCTGGGCGAGGCGCGCGGGCTTCAGATCATGAAGCGTGTCATCCTCGAAGCCGGCGAGGTGGCGGTCGACCCGTCGATCAAGCTGGTGGCGGGGGCTATCAAGGGCGAGGTTAACCTGTACGCGGGCGGTCAGACGTGGGTGGACAAGGCCTATGACGAGCGGCTCGGCCCGGCGATCGAGACTATCAAGCGCGACACGAATACCGGGCTCGGGATCGACCTCTTGATGCTGAGCGCGGCGACGCTCAAAAATGCGTGGTATCTGACGAAGCTGACGCTGCCGCAGCAAGGGGCGAAGACGGCGTTCGAGACGGCGCAGCTGGTCGAGGAATTTGTCCGGGCGAACGTCCCGCTGTTCGAGCCGATGGAGACCAACAACGCGCGACTCCTGGAGTCGACGTTTGTACTGCTGCTGCGCCGGGGCGCGTTCGGCGATATGCGCGACTGGCCGCGCGAGCTTGCCAACCAGGAAATCGAGTGGCGGTTCTCGAATCCGTTGCAGGACAACATCGAGCGCAACAAGGTGAACCAGGCGACGACGGTGCTGGGCCTCATCGCCGGGACGCAGAAGATCGATCCGAACGCGCCTGGCGCGCGGCGGTTCGACCTCGACGAGTTGGTGGCCGATGCGGGCCGCGGGTCTGGCGCACCGGCGACTTGGCTGCGCGACGAAGAGGTTGTGGCGCAGGAGATCGCGGCGCAGCAGGCGGCGAACGAGAACGCGATGATGGCCGGCAGCGTCGTGGCCGGGCTGAATGCGGCCGGGCAAGCCGCCGATGTAGTTAATGCTGGCGCCGATGCGGCGGCAAAGCTGCAACAGATCATGCCGCCGGTTGATGGCACCGGGGCCTACGGGCCGATCTGATGCCGGCGCCCGATCCATCGAGCGCGGTTGCGCGCCCCGATCTGAGCATCGGCCAGGTGTCGGCGATCAAGGCGCTGGCGCGCGGCGAGGCGACGCCGGACCAGCAGCGCATCGCCGTCGAATACCTGCTGCATGGCCTGTCGGTGGTCGATGGGTTGAGCTTCCGGCCGGACGCGCTCGGCGGGCAGCGCGAGACGGATTTTGCCGAGGGGCGCCGGTTTGTCGGGCTGCAACTGCGGCGGATCGTGCTGCTGCCGGCGAACCAGCTGGTCGAGGATTTGAAGCCAGGGAGTTGAGGATGTTTCTGCGACGCTTGGGCGGGCTTGCCAGGATCGACGAGTGGGGTGGCTATTGGTCGCCGAATATCTGTTTTTCCGATGCGCCGCCGCTGGCTGACCCGTCAACTCCGCCGCCGGTCGAGCCGCCTCCCGCTACACCGCCAGTCACGCCACCGCCGCCCGATCCTGATGGCGGCGATGATGACGGCGGCACTCCGCCGAGCTGGCCCGACGATTGGCGCGAGAGGTCCGCGGCTGGCGACGAGAAGGCGCTCGCCCGCCTCAAGCGCTACGCCAGCCCGGAGAACGTCGCGAAGGCGCTGTTGCAGACGCAAGATCGGCTCCGCTCCGGCAACTTCGTCGGCACCGTGCCCGAGGACGCCAGCCCCGAGGAAATCGCCGCGTTCAGGAAGCAGGCTGGCATCCCGGACAAGCCGGAAGGCTACGGCCTCGAGTTTCCGAAGGAAATGGAGGTAACGGATGCGGACAAGGCGGAGCTCGGCGTATATGCGGCGCAGATGCACGCGGCGCATGTTCCGCCGGCCTACGCCAAGGCGGCGCTCAAGGCATTCGTGGATCTTCGCGAACAGGCGATGCAGCGCCGGCACGAAGCGGTCCAGGATTTGGTGGTAGCGTCGCAGGCCGATCTGCGCTCCGAGTACGGGCGCGATTATTCGCGGTATGTCGGACGCGACGGCAAGGGTGGGATCGCCAATGAATTCCTCGCCCAGCATTTCGGCGAGGACGCGCCGGCTCTTCTTGGCACGGAGTTGCCGAGCGGGCTAAAGCTCGGGCAAGACCCGCGCTTTGTGCGCGGCATCATCAAAATGGCGCTGGCCTATGCCGAGGATGGTGTGATCGGTGCCGGCGATGCCGCGGCTGGGGGCAAGTCGATCGACGAAGAATACGACGAGCTGATCCGAAAGGAACAGAGCGGCCGGATCACCCCGGCCGAGGATGCGCGGATCAATCAGCTTGGCGCTTTGCGCCTGAAGCGCGCGGAGCGGAGCAGAGCGGCGTAGGGCTGGTCTCTCTATACTTGCGGACCCCACAATCAAAGGCTATATGCATATTCGTCGCAGCTTCGGCATCCCGCCAAGTAATGGCGCCCCGGACCCGCGACACTGAACCCTGCCGACGTGACGCCCTGGCTCACGCGGTCGCGCGGCCCCGCTTCTTAGCGGCATCCCCGCACAGCGGCCCACCAAGCCGGCCTCCCCGATCGACGGCCCTTGAAACCCTCATTATGAGGAACACGGGCCATGTCTGCTGTTGCCCAAGCCAGATATCAGGATTCCTTCATCGCGGGCTTTGAAACCCGCAAGTCGATGTTGCCGGCCGCATGCAGCGGCGGCACCGAAAACCGCGCCGGGACGGTCTACTTCCTGGTTGCCAGCAGCGGCGGCCGTTCCGCCGTGTCGCGCGGGCCGAACGGCATTATCCCGCCGAGCGATGACAGCCAGACCCAAATCCCGGTCGTGTTCACCGATGATCACGACAAGAGCTACCGCACCGGGTTCGACATCTTCACCGCGCAGGCCGATCAGCTCCAGATCATGCGCGCCGCCGGAATGGCGGTGCTCAACCGCAAGATCGACTCGCGGATCATCACGGCGGCCGAGGCCACGACGATCGACCTCGGCGCGATCGGCACGATGAACAAGGTCGTCGCCAACAAGATCACGACCAAGCTGCGCAACGCGCATGCCGGCGAGGATACAGCGGGCATGGTGCATTGTCTGCTCACTCCGGCGGCATGGGCCTATCTCGAGGACGTGACGGCCTTCGCCAGCACCGACTACAGCGCCACCGGCGGCAAGCTTCAGGACGGCACGCCGATCATGGGCATGTGGAAGTATTGGGCGGGGATGATGTGGGGCGTCCACACCGGACTTACCGGCGTCGGCACCTCGACCGCGACGTGTCTCGCATGGCACAAGGCGGCGATGGGCTACGTCGTCGCGCCCGGCGGCATCAAGACCGACATCGGGCCGGACCCAGGCGAGGATCGCTCGTTCGCGCTCCATACGATCTACCACTCCGCCAAGCTGCTGCAAAACGCCGGCGTGATCAAGTTCACGCACGACGACAGCGCGTTCTCTTAATCGGCCGGCTCTAAAGGAGGGCTGACAATGGCTTACAATACCAACTTGCTTTCCCTGGTCCATTCGTTGCCGGACGGAAGCTTTGGCATGTGGGTTTATCGCAGTGCGGACGCCATCGCGACCGTCGCGGCGGCGAACTATATCACCGATGGGATCGCCAAGGGCATGAACGTCCGCGATGTCGTGCTGGTGCTGGACACCAACGTTCCGACGACGAACTGGTGCACGGTGCTAACGATCGGCGCCACCGGGCTCGTCGACTTGTCGCCTGGCACCGCCATCGCGGAGAGCTAAGCCGAAACAGCGGCACGCCGACTTTGTACGTCTTTGTCGCACTTTGTACAAAGTCGGCGCCGCAACCAAAAGAGGACTGCATGATTCCGCTCAACCTCCTGCCGACCGATATCCGACGTGTCGAGAATGTGGTTTCCCATTGGTTCAAGGAGTTGCCGCGCGGCGTTACCGCCGAGCAGGCGCTCGACCCGGACCTCTGGCAGAACCTCGGCCGTAAGTTCTCGGTCAACGACACAATCACCGTCGTGGCGGCGGACGGTTCGTTCGACTTCGATCTGCGCGTGATCGAGATCGATCCGCGCGACACGCCGCTGTGGGTGCGGACGCGGGTGCTGCGCTCGTGGATCGAAGGGGAGGCGTCGGCCGGCTACCGCGAGCCTGAGAGTATGAGGGCGCTGGGTGCGGCGCGCGGGATTCAGAACAAGCGGCGGAGCCTCCTGGAAGCCGATCCCAAGCCGAGGTCGACGGGGCGCGATCCGGTGGAACTCGGTGGCTATCAGCTCAAATGGTCCGGGTTCCAGAAGTGGCGGATCATCGACCGTGCGGGAAACGTGATCGAGAAGCTGATCCCGACGCGCGAGGATGGCCTGGTCCGGCTGGAAAAGCTCGCCGCCGAGAGGCCGGAATCGGCACAGCAGGC